CCCGCTTTGCTAAGAATAAGGAGTGGATGTTCGGAAAGAGAATGAATGAGACCACAGGACGTGAAGAGTATCACATCACCCACAAGCCCCTCCTTGAGAAGATCGTTCACCGACTCAAGGAAGCGCAACAGGGTAGACGTGTTATCTCCGTCACCCAGGAATGCCTCAAAGATGAGCGTAGGTCTAAGAAGAAGATCTACTGCGAGGCCCCTTCCACCAGGTGCTTTACCATCCTCCCGGTCGATTATACCATTCTGTTCCGTCAGTATTTCTTTGATTTCATTGCAATGCTGATGGTTAACCGTGGCGAGCTTTGCTGCCAAGTTGGACTGAATGCGACTAGTATCGAGTGGACCTCGCTTGCCCTTAAGTTGAGAGCCATGTCAGAGAAAGTTTTCGCTGGAGATTATGCGAAATTTGACTCGACCGAGATGGGAGAGCTCCTGGACGCCGTTTGCGATATTGCAAATGCATGGTATGATGACGGTCCCGTCAATGCTCAAGTTCGAAAGGTTCTGATCCAAGAATCATTTGATCGTTTCACCTGCGTTTTAGACGCTATGATTCATATTGAGCAAGGACTTCCATCAGGGTTTCCCGGCACTGCGCCATTTAACAGCCTAGTCAATGAGATGTACATGTACCTCGCATGGCTGGACTTAGCACCACCCGAGAAGCAACCCTTGCACCATTGTGATCAGAACGTTGACCGAAAGGCATACGGAGATGATCACGTGGACGCAGTCACAGACGACGGACTGGTGTTCTATAACCAGCGCACATTTGGAGCGTTCATGGAGAAACATGGTATCACTTACACTGATGCCCAGAAGAATCCATGGAGGACCTGCGAGGAGTATACTACTCTCGACAAGGTATCGTTCCTGAAACGCGATTTCGTCCCCCACCACGAGTTCCGCGGTTTCTATCTAGCTCCTTTAGAAAAGAAATCGATTGAGGATCGCCTTTTGTGGGTTACGGATTCCAAGTTCGCAACACCAGACGAGCTCTTGTCAGAAAACATCAAGAACTCGATGCAGGATGCTTATCAGCATGGTATGGTCTATTTCAACCAGCTGTATGAGCGTATCTTCTCTGCACTCAAAGTCATCGACAAGGAAAAGTTGATGACGCCCATTTCCTATACCTCCGAGGATATGGCCTGGATTAGCACTATCCAGGGTATCGATAGCAAACTGCCCCCTATGGCGGAGGAGCTTTTCGGTATGGCTGTCTTTTAGAAAGCAGCAGTGCAACCGGCATCTACACAGTCCTTTGTGGTGGTGCAATAACCCTAACACGGTCCCCTAGTTTAATATCTAAGTTCTTTCAAGTTCTCTTAGGTAGATGAAGAGCCCCGTGTGGGGTGACTTTATTAGACGTGAATTTGATACGTGTGATCTGGGTTATGTCCGTGCGACATCTTGTAATCTTAAGGAGGATACAGGAGGGACCCTAAGCGAAATT